TCTTCATTATTCCGGGAGTGCCGTTCTTACGTGCTTCATCCCGCATGATGCGTCTTACCGAGCGTTCAAGCTCTGTCCCTGCTGGAATCAAGCCGTTGTTACCACCGCCAAAGAAATCGCCCATTCTGATGCCACCGCCACCACCTACGGCAAGTTCTCCAGCGGTAACACCTAACGCTCCCATTTTGCCACCACCGAGCGTTTCACGGCGTAGCGTTAGAGCGTCTGCGGTTGTCTTGGTATTGTCTGCAATCTTGCCGAGCATCCCGGTTATGGAGTCTCCACCCATACCACCAGTACCTTGTGCCCCACCAAATATCATTCCCGGTGGTAGCCCTTGAGGACCAAGCATATCCCGGATTGCATCGCCGTATGCTTTTGCTAAATCAGGTACAGCAGCAGCAGCAGGCATTGGGAATCGTGGCGTTCTGTAGTCCCAAACTGGGCGCTTTGTTTCTGGTGGCGCCAAAACTCCACCTGCACCACCACCTTGCGCTAAAACACCAGCAGGGTCTTCTATCAATGGTCGCCCAAAGATTTTCATATCCTTGAACTTGCCAAATAATGTAGTAAATTGCTTTTCTATTTCTTTAACTATTTTGTCAATATTGTCTAAAACGTTACCAAATGTATTTTCAAAAAATGCTCGCACGTTATATGCAACATCGGTAAAAAACGTCATTATGGCAGGTCCAAGTTCCTGCATGATTCTTGGTAACTGAGCAAAGAACGCCAGCAGATTAGCGGCTACGTTTATCATTGCTTGTTGGAAGTTACCGCCCGGACCGAATGCACTGATAACACGGTTTAGGAAGTCTTGGATTACACCGCTCTTACCGATGGCTGAAAACACTTCGCCTATCTGTCTACCCATCTCAGCGATGCGATCAATAAGACGCATCGTGCCACCCTCGGCACTACTGAAGATGTCAAGGATGCCACGACCAATCGGAAGGAAAGCTTGCTCTAGAGCATCCTGTAGATTCTCAAACGTTGTCAAGGCTGATTGCGTAGCCTTCGGTAGTTGTTCAAGACCGGAGATAATCCGCTTTATGGCTTCATCTGCTGATATACCCATCTTCTGGATGGCTTCAGTTGATGCCGTACCAAAGGCAGAAACCAACACCTGCCGAATCTGAGGTACACGCTCGGCAATCTGGTTGATTTCCTCAGCTGAGATACTGCCCTTGCTGGCTATCTGACCAAGCGCCAGGATTACACCATCTAGTTCTGACTTACCTTTACCAACCAGAGCAAGAGCATTGCCAAAAGCCATCAATGCTCGCTCGGCTGTCTGTGCGTTTAGTCCTGCTGCCTCTAGTTGTAGAACACCTGCACGGACTTCCTTGAGCCCCAATCCGGGGAGTTTGGCTATCTCCTGAAGCCTACCTAGTTGGGCTTGTAGTTCTTGTGCATTCTTGGCATATGCAGCCAAGCCACGAACCTGTGAATCGTAAGCCATGGCAGCTTGCACACCTGTTACGGTTGCAAAGCTTGCCTGCGCAGCTTCAAGCAATCGGGTAGCATCGGCGGCTGTTCGGATTGCTTCACCGACGGAACGTGCAGAAGAACCTACACGCTGTAAGGCACGGACAGCAGCAGCCTCGCCTATGACCGATATCTTGGCTGTAAGTTCTGCTACTGTCATCACTTGCCTCCAAACAATGCGCTAACCATCTCGACCTGTTGCTTTTCAATCTCTTGCCCAATCATAGCCACTTCGGCTATTTGGTCAAGTGTTAGATCGGTCTCTGATGGATGCCGGTTGAGATACTTAACGGTGTAGTAGGCAACCTGACCGGCTACACCTCGGAGTCGTTTTTTGCGTCTTTTACCCTGCCTTGTAAGTCATCCGTTGGATACCAACTAATAAACTCGCCAAGGATTCTAAAGAACGTCTGTTTGCTGGTTCTTGCCAGATTACCGAATGCCCGTAATGGTGATTCCTCAGTTGCATCCGTAGGGTCTGGTACATAGCAGCGACCTAGCAGATAGATCTGGTAAAGCATTGCTTCGGGAAACTCAGCGAATGCCACACGCAGGGTTTGCAGTTCTTTGGAATCTGGGAAGAGGTCAGCCGCCTTCGGTTCACGGAAGCGGAGTTCTGCGCCATCACCAGCGATGTCCGACAAGTCAACCACTAGGGTTCCCTTGTCGGCATCTTTCGGTATTTGTTTAAGGTTACTTAGTGCCATGCGCTAGTGTACTACGACCAAGCGGTGGATACTCCGTTAGCACCAAGGGTAACTGTAGCGGACTCGGTTACTGCTTCCTCGTTTGCAACACTTAGACCAGTAGCGGTAACAACACCAACAAAGGTCTTAGCGGTAAGGCTTCCCGGTGTCACTACGATCTGGCAGTAGTAGCCGTCCTTGCCGTAGAAGATTGGACCGACAACCGAATCAACCAAGAACTCTACTTCAACGCTACCATTTGCCTTGGTAACCTGTGCTTTGTTCTGAGTATCGCAGAGTGCGCTAACATCAACGCTGTTTACCGATGTTGAGAAGCGAACCGAACGAGCGATACAGGTATAAGTTTCAGCGGTAAAGGCTGAAGGCGTACCGTCTTGGTATCCACCGAAAGCCACCGTAACAACGCAGTTCTCACCGATAAGCGCACTTGTTCTTGTAAAAGGCATAATTTACTCCTACTGTTGCGTGACGAATCGGTACACCGCTGTCACTCCAAAATCAGTTCGACCACCGCTCTCTAAACCAAACGTTTGAGCTGTTGATTCTCTCCGGCAATAGAACCTGGGAGAGGTACTCGAAACGTGCTGATTGTCAAGCAATGTGTCTATGCGGGACATGATCGCAGCACTCTGTGACATGGACACCGCACCACTTGCAGTATCCCACACGGTGATTCTGTAGGTCGGATAAGTAAAGACTCGGCTACCGCAAAGCACGTCTTGGTCTTGCCCAGCGTTACCTGCTCGGTCAAAGACAATGTAAGGCGTAATCGGTTGCTTCCGGCTAATAGGGTCTACCTGCGGGGCAATGGTGTTGTACACGCTCATTTGGAAGCCATTAGGCTTATTGTCAGGAGCAAGTAAACCCATCAAGGTAGTATCGCCTGTCAAGGTTTCGTAAATCCATTGCTCGATTACTGCTGGCTCAAATGCCATTACTTGCCACCCTTCAGAATGACTTTACACGCTGCTTGAAAAGACGGGGCTACATACTCAACAGCAGGACGTAGAAACGGTCTTGCCGGTACATGGTTGCCAGCCTTAGATATCCACCCCAGTTCCAGCGGTACTCCATACTTTGCGCTTACAAACACTTCAGCCGATGTAGGTGTAAGCATACGATGACCGATGCTGTTAGCAAGGTTGCCGGTGTCGTTGTTCGGCGGTGAACCCGGAGGGCTTGACCAGTGATTACCGTATTGCTTGTACTTGCCAGAGCTTTTTAGAATGCTGGCTTTTGCTTCGCCTTCGATATCCGCAGCAGCTTTGCCGACAACCTGAGATAACCTGCCCAGATTCTTCTGGTAGGCTTGCAGGTTGACCTGCTTCAGACTGTAGGAAACCTTTATCACGGAGCCAGTACCTCAATCTCTAAAGGTCCAAAGCGCCGGACATCACTACCAACGGTAAAAGATACCGTTAGCCTGATGTTGGCAGATGTAGGATAAGCCGCAGGATTCAACACGCTTAGGATGCCTTGTGCGCTGTACTGCTTGGTGAGCGTAACACTACCACCGCCAAACGAGTAACTCGATCCTGTAGCAATGTTGGTGAAGGTTGCACCAAGCGTACCAGTAGTGATGTCCACAGGGCTTCCTAGCTCGTCTACCAAGCGGACAACATAGGAGTGCCAGTCTCCGACCCATGCGGAGACTTGCACGACCTGCTGAGGGTCTTCAGTCAAATCAAAGATTATTGCCACGGGTAGCCCTTTCAGCCTTGATAGCCACAAGCAACAGATCAAGGTCACTTGAGGAAAGATAATGCAGTGCATCCTTAATCTGATTCAAAAGCATCACCTCACCAAAGGGAATCTTTATCTCAGGGATGCATAGAAACTTCTTTGCCAAACTGCTTAGAATGCTCATCAAATATCCCTCACATAGATTCGCAGTGGACCGAATACCTGCGTATCAGATGCACCCGTTGTGCGTGTAATCGTTGCAGTGTAAGTGCCTGGAGTGTTAGTTACCGTCGTGTCAATCGTAAACTGCGCTCTGCCATCAGCTGCGTAGGTTGCCGTACAGGAGTACGTATCAACCAGCGTAGCACCACTGTTGTAGACCTTAGCCGTTACCGTTGCAGAGGTGATGTCGATTCCTGCGCCGTTGTTGTCTACACATTGGATGTCTACTCCGTGCTGTGCGCCCTTCTGAATGTCAAGCGGATCAGATGCACCAAGACCATCAGCCTTGACCTCAAAAGGACCCATACGAACAAGAGCGGCTGAGGTTACAGGTGTCACTAGTTCGGCATTGACATACTCACCAAACGTGCCAGCCGTTGTATGTCCGCTTCGAGCTTCGTCCCATACAGCATCAGCGATTGATCCTGTGTTGATGTTGGTGTTGACATACTCACCAAAGGTGCCAGCCGTTGCGTAGGACGAGCGTACAGCGTTCCATACTGCACCAGCCGTCTGTGCTTCAGTCAAGCCACCAGAGGACAGTTTGATTGTCATGACCGCACCGTTAGTACCAGACGCACCACGCACCACAATCGTGACATCGTCAGCACCAGCCGCAAGCGCAGCATCAGGGAGGTCCAATCTGTACACTCCCGGCATGTTGGTTGCGTCTACCTCGGCAAAACCACCAGCAGTCCACGCCTGTGCTATGGTACGGGCTACTAGAGGGATGCTTACAGATGCAGTGCGTGTGCGGTTGTAGCGGGCTGTGAGACCGCTTGTAGAGGCTGTGAGACCTGTCACGCCTAGGTAGAGTTCGATGCTTTGTGAGGTTGAGCCGGGAGCGATTGTTATGGTAGAGGCGTTGCGCTCGGTTGGTTGATATGAGCCAACATCACTTTCAGTCTTTGATTCAATAGCACCGATTGTTGGAAAGGTTGTCCAAGTATTTCCATAAAGGTCAACAGTAGGCGCACCAGTTGCAGTACCAGCACCAATGAGCGGAGAGCCTGTAGCAGGAGCAAACCAAGGCAGTGTACTGAACTGTTGAATCCTGCTTAGACCAAAATCAAGCATTGGAGCGGAAACCACATTTGTGCTAGGCGACACGTTATTAAAAGTTGTTGTTGCAAAAATAGAGTTATTACTTTGCGTTATTGTAACTGCACCAGATGTGCTAATAATTCCTGTTCCTTTAGGAGAATATATTAAATTATTGCGGAATATAGTTGAAGTGCCACCTACTTGTGCAATATTTGCAATAACAATTCCTTGTGTCCCACCAATAATTGTTGAATTGTAAACTGTAGCACCAGTGACTTGATTTGCTGAAGCACCTTCAAAAACTACACCTAAGTCATTTCCAGCTATTACAAATGTGTCTTTTACAACAGCATTAAGATTGTACGTTGCGGTCTGCGCTACTGAAAAAACATAGATTCCAAAGACTGCAGAAACAGAGCATCGGTCAATAGTAAAATTGTTTTTCCCAGTGTTGCAATACCAAGTAATTCCAATTGGACGACTAACTGCTACTGTGGTTTGAACCGAACATTTTGTAATCGATATATTTCCACCTGTCAGATATAGAGTGCTGTTGGTTGAGACTGATGGAGTGATAGCACCTGCGTTGTATCCGTCAATACAAAGGTCTTGTAGATCAATGTAATCTCCACTAACAGCCAATGTTGCACTCGCAGTTGGTATAACTGTGTCACTTAAAAAGTTAGTTAGCCTTACACTTTTTGCGCTACCCGATGTCCACGCTCTAGTAAATAATGGGTCACCGTAAATCTTGATTGTATTGCCAGAGGTGCCAGTCAAAGTGGTTGACGTAATCGCTTCGCGATAAGTACCGGGTGCAATCCAAACAGTATCACCTGCCACTAATCCGGGATTAGTACCAGATGCTGCACCAAGCGCAAATTGCACAGTTAGCCAAGGAGTGACAGGACTAGTACCGTTGTTTGAATTGTTACCGTATGAAGCAACATAGTATGTAGCCATTATTCAGCGGTTCCATTCACGATTTCTTGAGCCATCACAACCGCAAACTGGTTGCTGTAGTTTTGCTGAAACTGTGCATCCTGCGTAACCCACCAACCGAATACCGATGTCCCATCAGGCCCAAACGTACCGATAATTTTTCCGTCATTGTCAGTGATGTCACCAAAGACAATCCAGTCACCGGGGCTGTTCGGATTAGGCTCTAGCCTGTAGTTCTGGAAGTTCATTTGCCCACCTTTAGCGCGTTTATATCCGTACCCTTGAACGGCATCGTGAGGAACGCCAGCACAGAACTAACCGCAGCGGAGACTCCAGCCGCTACCGCCTTCGAGCCGTACAGTGCCAGCACTGCGCCCAGCTCGGCGACATCCTTTGCTTCAGCCGTGCGTACGCCATCGCCGAATACGCTGGTGAAGGAAGCCACGAAAGCCACGATCACAACTACGACCAGTCGCTTGATTGAAATTCCGCTCATGTTCTTCGTGCCTCCAATGCGCTTACCTTATTTTCCAATTTACCGAGTCTTTGTTCTATTAGGCGGACTTCTTGCCCCTGCCGGTCAAGTGCAGACAGTATGCCAGCGTTTTGTACTTCAAGCTTTGCCAAGCGCACTTGCAATGCCACCCATGCAGATCCGATTGTGATGAGTGTTACAAATGCTTGTATGCCTATCTGAACCCAATTATCTAAACTCATGCCGTCCGCTCCACCAGCCCTACGTGCTGTACTAATAGGTCGGTCTGCCCAAAGTCTGTTCCGACCACATCGTAATACTTGGAATCGTCACCCGTAACATAAACACGGTCGTGAGCCATTACATCAGCCGACACCGGAAGTGTGACAGACCACCCTGCTGATGGTTGGATGCCACCGCCTACAATGCTCTCGGTGTCTGATTGGTTTGACAACCTGCCCTTGTAGTCTGCAACCTTGCGCCATGTCTCAGTAACACCACCCCTGCCGTCTTCGGTCAACGTGAAGCGGTGAACCTCAATAGGTGTCTGGCAGAGGTTGCGTACCAAGCCAGCCTGAAGCGTTGCACGGAGAATCGGACTCATGCGAACACCACCGGGCGATACTTTTCAGCCATTTCTAAGCAATGCGCTTTGAGCTGTGAAAGTTTGACATCGCTTGTGCCTTCCTTGGCATCGATGTCTGAAGCACAGCGTGATGCTTTGATGAACCATGCCTGCCGGGTCGCAGTCCGGACATCGTAGCGTTCGATGTTAGCCGGTCCCATATCAACCCACATTAGCACAGGGTCGCTTGTACCATCTAAGACGCTCCAGCCCTTCCACTGTCCACCGGGATACTCTGCCCATTCTGGTTCTGTGGTCGCTGTAGTACCAGCCACACGGCACTCATAGACCCTGCCATTAGGAGTAGTAGGGACTACACGATCGCCAACAGCATAAGTCGTGCTGGCTGTCCATGTCGTAAACCGTGAGTAGGAATCTAGAATGCTCCCTATCTCGGTTGTGGACAGTTGCGGGTAGGACTGGGCATCGACAAACAAGGATACCTGTGCTATCGCTTCGGCTCGTGTCATCATGTCCTAAGTATCCCACACGAGCATCAGCGCAAGACTAACGCAGTAGACAAAGAAAAAGCCCCCGGCAGATATGCCGAGGGCTTTGTAGCGAGTCTGCTAGGATTATGTAGCAGACGATGCACCGACGATGAGCGAGCCTGGGACTCGTGCAGATGCTGTACCGGAAACGTTTCCGATGTCAAATGCGGAGAAGGCGTAACGCTCGGTAGCCTTGAATGCCAGCGCATCTTCCTTGAAGTACTGCTGATCGGATACTTCAATCGTAACCGAGCGACGGTCACCAAATGCAGTACCAACCGACAGGTCACCAAGCAGGATGTAAGGCGTAGAAGCTGCCAAGGTTTTCTGCATATTCTGGACGAATACAACATCGTAACCGAAGAGCTTAGGCTGTGCGCCAAATGCCTGTTGGAGGTCAAGGATAGCGTTTCCACTAAGTGCGTTGAGCAGAGGAGCGATAGCGTTGTACCAAATCTCCTTGTGCATATACCACTTAGCATTAGCTGCGTAGGTTGGCAAGCGTCCGACCATTGCCGAAAGGTTGGTCAAAGTTGGAGCATACGTGATTGTCTGCCCGGTCGTGAACTGAACCAAGGAAGCGATGTTAGCCTTCGTTGCGTTGGCATTGTAGACAGCCCAGAGACAACCATCAATGGATGTGGTGGCATCGGTAGCGTTGTTGAATACAACACGGTCTTCTTCCTTAGCCAAGACATAAGCCATGTCACGGGCAAGGGATGCACCAAAGTCGATGATGCTGTCCTCTGCGAGTTCCTTGGAAACCTGCGTGAGAACGGCTGCCTTCTTGGCTGTCAAGCTAACCTGTGCAAAGGTCATATCCGACAATGTGATTGCCGTATTCTCACCCGGATAGTAGACAGTTGTAGATGCAGTGCTGTTTGGTACACGGAGCGTATCGCTGGACATCGGGTAGATGCGGCAGTTTTGACGTGCAATACCAAATTGCTCACGCAAGTAGATAAGGTCGCTGGACAATGGATCTGGGACGGTGTAGCCACCAGCACTGTCTGTGCCTTCGTTAGCCTTGATGTGGCTCTTGACCCAATCAGCAGCCTTGCGGTTGCCCATGATAGAGCGAGCCCACTGACCCCACTGGTATGCCTTATAGTTGCGCTCTTCAGCGGTGTCACCTGGGAGAAGGTCTGTGATGCGCTTTGATACGCCACCGGACTTCCATGGCTTGTCTTCTACAGGAGCGGAAGCAACAGGAGCGGTAACGCCAAGGGACTTGATGGTCTCAATGCGCTCTTCGATGTTCTTTGCCTCAGCCATCAGGGATTTGACCTGTGCAAGGTCTCCATCACCAGCTGCGAGTTCACGAGCGGAAGCGAGAAAACCTTCACGCTTTGCTTGTAGTTGTTCGATATTCATAGTTGTGTTAGCAACTCCAGACGTGCCAGCAGTTCCTGCCGTTCGTCATTGTCATGGGCTTTCGCCTCGACTACGAGATCCGGTTGCGTCTCTGGCTGGTCTGCGTCCCGCAGTGAATCCCAGACTACAGGTGCAAGGCGCTTTGCGCTTGACCGGCTAAGACCGACTGCATCCCGCAGCCGACGTTCGACACCCCGCAAAGATGCAGGCTGTACGCTTTTGACACCGTGCATGGCGAACAAAGCCTTTGCACGTTTTGCAAACTCATCAATAATGGCATCTGCCATGGCTTGGTCTGTTACCATCTCGATAGCCCCGCAGAGCGCATCCCAGTAGGCTTCTAGCCCTTCGTGGATTAGTTCGCCTTCGGCTTCCTTGAATATCTCAGCTGCATACTCAGCGGCTGATTGTTCAGGCATAGGAGCCATAACCATCTCTTCTTCTTCCATCATAGGCTCCATGCCGTACATCTCCTCTAGGCTCTTGACCGAGTTCCGGTATTCGGCAGGTGTAGGTGTAATGCTTGCCTCAGCGATACACCAGCGGGTAATCTCGCTAGCCTTGCCTACGCTCTTACGCTCGACCATATGACCGGCAGCACCAGAGGAGTAGCCCATCTTGCCTTGCTTGCAAAGCTTTGCGATCATGCTTCCGTACTCATCAGCCATGTCCAGCTGTGCTTCGTACCAAAGCCCGGTTTCGTTCATCTTGACAAAGCCAGTACCGATAGACTTCTTGCCGATCATCTTGTCCATGCCGTGGTGATAGTAGACATTCAAAGGGACACGCTCACCGGCTTTGATGGGGAATCCAAAGTCCGTTTGAGGTGTGAAAAAGTCACCCTCTAGATCGGTTGCATCAGGAGAGCCAAAGCGCACAAGGTAGCCTTTGACGCTTCCAAGGCGGTCTGACTTAATAGCATCACTGTAGACGGTTAGCAGGTCCATAGAGTCAGTATCCCACACACCCTATACGAGGCTACGTAGTGGCAGTACACGGGTTGTAGGTCCCCAGTCTTGGTTCTGTTCCACCTGCACGAAATCAGCAAGCGGTTTGCCGTCTATGTACATCTGATAGCGTGTCGGTCCCATGATAGCCAGTTTGTCAGCATCCGACAGACCAGCAAGGATTCGATCAGGCGTGGCTACCGCTGGTCGTGTATCAGGGATAGAACTATCGCCGGTAATCTCTGCCCATGACATTGTTTCCGGGACCATAACGCACCTACAATTTACGTGACTAGGCATGATTTCATCGGTCTTGTGTAATGTTCCCGATAAGGCTAAACACGCTAAACATGTTCTTGCATCCTGCGTGGCTTGCCGTCGGTATCCTTGCACCGCTGGGTTCTGCGTATATAGTTGCCGTTGTGCTTCACGAGCAGAACGTATCATCTCAGTACGTGCAATAGTCTCTGCACGGCTCCTGCCGATATCAGCTGCTTTGCGTACACGCCGTGCTACGGTTCGTGGACCTTCACCGAGCGAAATACCCTGTACCAGAGCCATCTGCATAGCGTCAGTGGTTACCTGCGGGATTGTTGCAAATAACTCACCCAGAGGGCTTCCATCACCCGAAAAACCGACAAAGGCTTGGAGGCTTTCATCTGGGAGTGCTGTCCATGTGTAGCCGAGTGTTGCTCCAGCCGGTTTACGACCAGCCGCCGTTTCAACCAAGCTCCCGCTCGCCTCATTCGCAAGGATTGCCGATTCGAGTTGTCCATCTGCTGTAATGGTTGCCCCCTCGATTGCAAACTTCTTTAGGTTCCTGCCTAGTTCCTCGATGTTGTCTATGATGCGCTGACGCATCCAAAGAATGGTTTCGGATGGCGGTTCGCCGTTTGCTTCACGCTCTGCGATCCGTACCTCTAGTGCTTCAAGCTCATCGATGCTGGCCTTGGTTGCTGCCTTGTATGCCCGTTGCATACGGCTGATTGCTACGCCTTCACGCTCCAGCAGATCGTTTCTGAACTTCTGAGAAGCGGCGTAGATTCTAGCCGTTCCATCGTTTACTCGTTTGAGATGTAGTCCATCTCGTACCCGTAAAAAGGGTGAGACTTGTACACTACCCCCGGAGTGCAACAGTCAAGGCTCTTGCCTTCGCCCATGATCTGGTCACGCTTTGCGGTTGCCCAAGAGAACCCGGCATCACCGCCCCAGAGGTCCCACGCTACACGACCGGGGCTAGGGAAGCCGTCTTCACCAGCGTTAAACCCTTCGGCTTCTTTGTCCACTTCGTGACGTGAGAAAAACGAGTACATCCGCAGGATGGTGTCTTCGCTAAGTTTCTCGCCGTTCACGATTTGATTAGCACGGGCAAGACCTACACGAGTACCACCGGCTCTACCTTCTTCCTTCCATGCAAGAGCCCTGCGAGCTGCTTCCTTCATGCCTTGATTAGGGATGTACTTTAGGTCATAGGAGCGTACCGCTGGCTGTTCCTGCACGGTTGCTTGTGTCTCATCAGTCTGTACAGGGATTGCCGTTGGGTGTAGTTGCCCTTCATCTTCTGGGATGGCTTCAAGACCAGCAATGCGCTTTGCTTCCGCACGGTCAATGATTCCAGCCTTGTACAGTTTCTCCGCACGGTCGGCTTCAGCCGATAAGTCATCAGCCAAAGCACGTACATTGTCCACGTTGAAGACGATGTAATCGCCTTCCTGCGTCTCTGGGTACTCTGGTAAAAGGTCAGCGGTCAAAGCGTCAGAGATGGTACGGAGTAACGGAACCATGCCATCTTCCCATGCCGCCTGTTGGGCGCGCTCATAGTTAGCATAGGTGCTACGCTCAAGCCCAGAGCCAAGACCCAAGACCATAGGGTTGATACCAAGAGCAGAGCAGATACGCTCCTCCGGTACACGTCTCACGGAATCCAAAGCAAGCTCGGAAGGTGTCAGGGATACACGATCCATCTTGTATGGTCCGGTCATAACAACGATACCGCCGGAACCATCACCGCTTAGGTCTTCATGCAGTTGACGCTTTACCTGCCGTGCATCATCCATGCTGAGGTCTACGCTTGCATCCTTGGCATCTGGTCCAACGATAAGCGATGGCATAGCACCATTAGCAAGCAATCCCCAGGCTGTCGTAGATGCCGTGTTGTCGGTGGCAATCTCACGCAGTACAGCGGTCACCGGAGAGCGTCCAAGACGGATATCGCTAGGCTCCCTGCCGTACCTGATGTGGATGATGTCGGATACAGGGATATCAAAAGAACGTCCGTCAGTAGTGTACACGTAATGCGTTAGCGGGTTAGCACCGTTGCCTACAGGGCGTACCATGTCTTGTGGCAGGAACTGAAGAGCGGTAACCGTACCACGGGTGGAAGAGCGTATCTTTCGGATGTAGGTATTGCCGAATAACTTATAGTCCTGCACAACCCATGCCCAGAACAAAGACCCCATGACCAGCGGATCAGGTTGAGCGATGAGTTGAAGGGCTGGATGCTCGATAGGCTCGGCTTGTTGCATATCGACCTTACGCATGACCTCTGGTGTAGCCTGTGCCCAGTTCCTGATGTACCAGTCCATGGCGGAAGCCACGACACCGTTTAGCCCTAAGTCTCCTGCTATCCTTGCCCAGTCTTTGGTGCTACCCGGTAACGCTCGGCGTAGTAGTGTCTGCAACTGACCAGAGCCGTAGCCTGTCAGGTAGACATCACGAGACTGGGATAATGGTAACGGAAGCATTGCGGTAGGGTTCGCAGCTGCTTTGCGTCCTAGGAAGCGGTCAAAGATACCCATGCTCCTAGTATCCCACAGGGCAAAAGAAAAGCCCCCTTGCGGGGGCTGTGTTGGTTCCTAGTCGTTACTTGATGTAATGACAACTTAGTGCATTGACTTTGTAACTTGTATTGCTATCTGTCACCCATATCTGCATACCGTCTATTTTTGTTACAGTTCCGTGGATTGTTGCAACGTAACCTTTGAGTCCACAGCCATGATTGACCCAACCATTGCACTCCTTGTAAAACTTAGCAATTACACTTTGTCCAACTACTGCTGGATTCTTAGGTGCTGGTGCAACAAACCCGGATGCTTTGGCTTTAGCTCTCAGTGCGGCTAATCTGTCTTGTGCGGTAAGTTCCATATCTCTCTATCTCCCTGCTTGATGTCAATAATATACACCGTAGATATATATACGTCAAGAGTATAGGTAGATATATTTTTAGACGGCACCCCAAGAACGCTTTGATCCGCACACCTGCCAAGCATAAGCCAGAGCGTCCACCACGTCATCATGCCTGCCAACCGGGAAGGATAACAACTCATCTTCAAAGTAAGCTGGGAGCCCTTGGCAATGCATGACCTGTGATTGCTCGTAGCGGGCTTCTAGAGGCGCAAAGCGGGTCACTTTGTCACGGTCTGGGCGGATGCCACGTATCGGCAACTTGGTACGCCTTAGGAGCTCCTGCACGACAGCCGCCTGATACTGCACCTGTTCAATGCCTATCATGCTAGGTTTCCACTTATCCGCCATAGCCTCAATGAAGCGTAGCACGGAAGCAAAGTCAGCGCGGGTACGGTTGATGTCTCTAACGTAGATCGTGCCATCGTCACCACGGCTTACTACCGCAACGCCTGTATAGTCGGCTTCAGACTTTGTAGAGATTGCAAGGTCAACGCCGATGTAGGTCGGCAATCCTTCTGGGCAATCACCGTACCGCAACCATTCCCGCTTGATACGAGCGCCCGCAGCATCGACGAACTCCGCTAGATACTCCTGCCGAAAAGCGATGCTAGGCAGTGACTCACCAGCCTTGTCTACTTCGGTTGCATCTATCCAAGGGTTAGCGGTTGTAGGCATCTGCCATGCCATCCAGTCTGGATCTACACCAGCCATGCCGTATAGGGTCTTGAAGTAGTTAGAGCCTTTAGGCGTACTCAGGAAGAATGCATCGCCCTTGTAGTCGGTTAGTGTTGGGCGGATGGCTTCAGTCCAGGCTTGTTCTAGATGCCTTGCCATGGCGGCTTCGTCAATGATTACACGTTTGTACTTACGACCACGGGCTACGGTTGA